GTCCATATGCTCCTTCTGGGTGCCATTGGCGGTCCTCAGATTGATATAATGAATCCATGACCTGAGATTTCCTGTCATGTAGAGTTTGGTTCCTACGGCGAGGGGAAGCACAAAACGAGCACACTCCTTTGCAATATTATCTTCAAGCATCTGCTGGTACAGGTTCATACCTTGCTCGAAGTGTTGCTGCATCAGGATCTCATACTTCTGCTTGACCCAAGGATCGATAGCATCAATAGAGTTCTGACGATTCTTGTGATCTTGGAGTCGGAGTTCTGGAAGGGAGATCTTCTCACCGAGTAGGGAAGAATCAGCATAGCGTTGTGAAAATTCTTGGAAGCAGAACGAACGATGACGCAAGATTTGAGCTGCCAGACCTCTGGTGGTAGTGATTTCCAGAGTCATTGTTGCTTGCTCAAACACAGACCAGTGCCCATGCTTGATACAATACTTCAGCAATCCTGCCACTTTAGGGTTCTCCTGATTAGCAGGATTGCTCACACGAGCAATGTATCCGATTGTCTTCTCTGCATCAGGAGTAACAGAGACCAAACATACTTTAGTCATTCTTTATCAATAAAAAGTCTAGCGAGTAAATACAAACCAAGTGCCTTGAAGTATCCAATAGTGGCGATGCCAAAGATACCTGGTAGCAACCAGTTCCATAATAGCATAATAATAGCAGGTTTGATAAAGAAAGCAAAGAACGTTGCTGCTACTTTAACTGCTGCTTCTTTATTCTGTTGCTCTTCTAACTCTTCCTGTTCTTCTTTTTCTTTCTCTTCAAATGCACGTTTATCGAAATAAATCGTCATTTGGTTTTCTTTGTCTTCGCGTTTGGATCGTTCCATAATTTAGGATTAACTCTCCCCTCAGTCTGAGTCATGTTTTTGAAGTCATGACGATAGTGATCCCAATAATGATCAAAGATATCTACTCGCTTATTAGCAGAGCAGATATCAAACTTCGTCATACCATCTTGTAGATATTCTACCATGTATGCGGTATAAGGCAATGAGCGGTCCTCACATAAAGAAGGGTCACAATCCTTATGGATCATTCTGATGCCCTTCCCCATCAGGAACGTCCTCCCCATTCGATACTAGGAAATGCTTCACTAATCACTGCTTTGGTGATTCGCTTATACTTGTCATTGATACGTCCATCCTTTGCAAGCACCAAAAGTTCTGCCTCTTCAGCAGCAAGACCTTCCAGAAGTTGAACAAACATAGACTCACGCTTCAGTGAAGGCAGTTTATCCTGACCACCTTTGAAGAAACGATAAAGACCACGATACTCTTGCTCAAGGCGAGTATGGTCAGTTCCTACAGGTGCATCATTAGGAGTGTAGGGAACATCTCCTTCTGGCATCAAAGAAATAATACTTTCATCGTAGTTAATAATCAACAACTGTCGAAGAGCAACTGTATTGTGCTTCCGAAGCAGTGAAATCTTTTCTGCTTTTGTCTTTGCATTGGAGACCTTTCTCAAAATCTCACTAAGCAGTAACCGAGGGTTACTGTTTTCCATATTGCGTGGCATGATTTACTCCTTTAATTAATCTTCATCATCCTCATCCTCAAACTCAGTCCAGTATTGTGTGTCTGGTCTGATGTAGATAAGTTCGTCATGTAACATGTCACCATTCTCATCAAACATTTCTGGATGTGTGACTGACTTGGCATAAGCAGCGTTTTCGATGAAGTCTTCAACGTAACCTTTTGCCAACCATGAAACAGTGATGCCGAGAATGAATGCGCCGATGGTAACTAAAACTACTAGTGCAATTAACATGGTTTCCCCCCTTTAACAGTTTACAATGATATGGAAACCAACCCCTCCTATGTCTTGAACTGATTAATATTTAGTCGTTAAATCAGATTGTTTTCCCTGAGATAGCGAACGGTTTCGGTGCATCCTCCGAGACGAGTTGTCTCTTTTAGAACTTGAGGAAAGGTACTACCATTACCAAACTGAGCGTAGAATTCTTCACGAGAAAAATCACGGTTCAGTTGCTTTTCAGTATAGGAGTAACCCTTACCTTCTAACACTTGTTTGATTTTAGTGCAATAAGGACATCCTGTCCTTGTGTATACAGTAAAATTCATAATACCTCTAGATGAAAAAAGGGACTCCGTAGAGTCCCATTGGGTGTTCCGACTTTTGTAGAGTGACCGCACGAAAGGTCACTCTACTATTTATCAGAAGCTGTACTTCAGACCGACTTTAGTACCATAGCCACGGTCAACAGAAGCGTCACCCGAACCTTGGAAGGAGACTTCACCGTAAGCACCCAGACCGTCGCTCAGAGCAACGCCCAGACCTGCCTTACCAGAAGGCACGGTGTCAGCAGCACCACCATCAGGGCTCTTGACAGTAGCACCTGCTTGGACGTAGTAAGAAGCAGACTCGCCAAGAGGACCTTCGTAGCCCACGTGCAGATCAGTATTGGTTCCAGTGTAGTTGCTACCAGTGAAACCCGAGTTTGCCTCTACGTTGACGTAGGGACCTGCAAGGGCAGCGGCGGGAGCGAATGCGAGAGCAGCAGCGGCTGCGAATGCGGTTTTGATCATTGTTGTTTTTCCTTGTAGTTACTTGCGGAATGGTTACCCGCAGATGAATAGGGATCCGACATATCCCGTTTTGTTACAGTTCGTAAAGCGCTTTACGAATCAGTATTTATACTAGCAGAATCTTCAGATTCTGTCAACCTTTGTTCGGTTCTCATCTTGTTCAGTTTCTTCCTTGCTTCTACAAAGCGTCTTGCATTCTCTGCTTTCTGCTCATAGAATGCACCGAGATCATACTGAACATCAATCAGAACATCACTGGGGTCTACAATCGAATCAAACTCAGCGTCAGCGTCACCAAGAAGTTTCTTCAATTCGTCTGGAAGGTTCTCGTTTTTAATCTTTGGTAGATCCATTAGACGATGTACTCTTCGTAACCGATTGCTTTTCTAGTATGCCATATAATGTTGCTGCTGTCAACCCCTGAACTGGTAGAAAGATCTAAGGACGATGCGATAATCCCCTCAGTGACAGTCGTAGTGACATTTTCTGTCGTAGTATTTTGTGTAGTGCCTCTGTTTCTAACATCATTGATTATCAACTCAGCATTACAATCATTGCCATCTTTATCACGGAAACACAGTCTACTATTACCATTTCTAGTAAATCCACCTGAGTTATCATCAATAACCAGATTATATGTTTGTCCTGCAGTTGCAGTAAAGACATAATCATCACTACCTTTCTCTTTACCTGCGGTCTGGACAAAGGTCTTACCAGCAATCTTGAGTTTACCTAATGCTGTGTCATACTCATTGGGATTATCATCCCACTTGAATAGAAGTTGTATCTGTCCCGTACCGATACCCGTAACAACAATATCACCGCTATTATTAAACTGTGCTTCGATAGCATTGTTAACTGTAGAGGTTGTTGACACTGGCGCTGTTGTAGATGATGCATTTCTAGTGATTGTCCATGCTACACCAGCAGGATTGTTTGACCAGGAGTCAACGTTGGTCCCACCCAATGCATTGTTGGTAACTGTTGCTCCAATGGTATGAGGACCTACAGCAAGGTTAGACAGCGTGTAAAGGGTGCTGGATGTGAAAGAGGTAGACGTTGCCACTGTCGCCCCGTCTAGGGTGATTGTAGCAGTGTTGTCTGCCTGCACTTCTAAAGTATAGTTGTCTGTTGCTGGAACGTCAATGTTCCAGACAGTCGATTGTGCCTGCCCAACATAAGTATTTGTATTAGATGGGAACACTGCATAGGTATTCATGAAGTCAGACCACAGATGAGTCGGTCCAGAGTATATCCAATCAGCAATTTCAGTGCTGATACCACATGCACTACCTCTACAGATTTTTAAGAACCATCCACCAGGATTCTGATTCCAATCATATGAATCTCCTGGTGGAGGTAACTCAAGGTTGAGGCATGAAACAGTTACTGTTATCTGACCTCTGTTTAAAGTTCTAGTAGTAGTATAAGGTACTGTATATGCTCCTGTAGAGAAAATACCACCAATAACATCATTGAACAATATATCAGTGGTATTCAATATTACTGATCCTCGGTCATCAGACCCAAAAGAAAATGCATATGTGCCTGTTTGTTCAATATTAATCACATAGGTAACTTCTTGTTCGTTACCTGCCAGGGTACAGACTTCAGGATTTGTCCAAACTCCATAGTTTCTACCATCGCCATTCCACTGATATTCGTCATAGGTAAACTCTGGATTAGTAATCTCATTAATAAAAAACTCTACATTACAATCATTGCCATCACTATCTGTCAAACACAACTTTAACCCATTGTTTTGAACATCGATAGGATTGTTTGATGAGTTCAATCCTGAGAATTGAAGATTATATGTTGCACCACCTACAACACTAATATATTTTTCTTGACTACCTTTCTCTCCAGAACGAGTCCAGGTGGTTGATGTTCCTGTATCATCAGTGATAGTGATTTGATTTACAGCAACTCCATAGTTATTAGGGTCATCATCCCATTTCATTCTCAGGTTTACATTTGCTCGTCCAGATCCTGTAGTGACAATAGCAGTACCTGCAGAGTTGAAAGCAACTGTCAAGTTATTTGCAGCAAGTCCAAACTTAGGACCTGCATCAACAGCATATGTTAGCGGTTTAGATTTTGCTCGCTGCGCTTTTGTTACCGCCGTACCATCATTAAGATAATATGTACGAGGTCTGATATTAATATCTTCGTCAAAAGGTGAGCAGGACTCAGAATCAAGTGTAGGAACAAAGAATACATCTCTCAGACCAAAGTCTGACGCATCGATTCCACCTTTTAGATTATTATTTTCTTCTACATCTCCATTTGAATAGATGTATCTACAGTCAAAATATGTACCATCTGGTTTCTGCTTACACTCCATGGTAACCAAAACCTTTGGAGGTTCACCAATGAGATTGCCAATACCATACCACCAGTTAGATGGTTCTGAAAATACAGGTACATACTTATCACCTTCAGGTACTATGATAGTCCTATCCCTTTGTTCCTCTGCTGGAGAGTCACAAATAGGACCAAAGTATCCTTCAGGATAATAAAAAGACATTAAAAAAGAGGGTTGTTACACCCTCTATTTATTTTATAGTGCGTTACCCCTGGGAAGCACTTCCTCTGGAAATACAAAATTTTCATGAGGTTGGTCAACTGGTGCTAACCATGCTCGAAGACCTTCATTCAGAAGGATGTTTTTAGTATAGAAAGTTTCAAACTCTGGATCCTCCGCCGCTCTGATCTCTTGAGAAACGAAATCGTAAGCACGAAGATTAAGAGCCAGACCAATGATGCCAATCGATGATGTCCAAAGTCCCATAACGGGAACGAATAACATAAAGAAATGAAGCCAGCGTTTGTTGCTGAAAGCAATGCCGAAGATCTGAGACCAGAATCGGTTTGCTGTAACCATTGAATAAGTCTCTTCTTCCTGAGTAGAATCGAATGCCTTAAAAGTATTTGCCTGCTCACCATCTTCATACAATGTGTTCTCTACTGTAACACCATGGATGGCAGAAAGCAATGCCCCACCCAGGATACCTGCTACGCCCATCATATGAAAAGGATTCAGGGTCCAGTTGTGGAATCCTTGGAGGAAGAGCAGGAACCTGAAGATTGCTGCGACCCCGAAGGAGGGAGCAAAGAACCAGCTGCTTTGACCGAGGGGATAGATAAGGAAAACGCTAACGAAGACAGCAATAGGACCAGAGAAAGCAATAGCATTGTAGGGACGGATACCAATCAGGCGAGCAAGTTCAAACTGTCGAAGCATGAAACCAATGAGAGCAAAGGCTCCGTGGAGCGCCACAAAAGCCCAGAGTCCCCCAAGTTGGAGCCACCTGACGAAATCCCCTTGAGATTCAGGACCCCATAGAAGAAGTAAAGAATGACCCATAGAATCTGCTGGAGTACTAACTGCCGCAGTAAGAAAGTTCGCACCCTCAAGATAACTGGACGCGAGTCCATGAGTATACCAACTCGTGACGAAAGTAGTCCCAGTAAGCCAACCGCCAATAGCAAGATAAGCAGTGGGAAAAAGAAGAAGTCCAGACCAGCCAACAAAAACAAAACGATCCCTTTTAATCCAGTCATCGAGGACATCAAACCACCCCCTTGTCGGAGGACTTAGTGTGCTTGCTACCATTTTTATTTTCCTTTTTTAAGTAGAACAATTGTGGCCAAGTATCGCGAATGATCTCGGCAAGTTTTGATGGTGTATCTTTGCTTATCATAACTTTACATGCAAAGAGAAAAAAATAGGACCCCTAAGGGTCCCAGATGTAGTTGTGACTGACGATCAACCGATAGCGGGAGCGGTGAGAGCAACAGGGGTGCTTTCAGCAGCAGCAAGGTCGAGAGGGAAGTTGTGAGCATTACGCTCGTGCATAACTTCCATACCAAGACCAGCGCGGTTGAGGACATCTGCCCAGGTGTTCAGGAC